CTGCTCCGTGGAGATACGTCCCTCGGAGACAGCCTGATCGAGGAAGGCGTCCGTTGCCGACTGCTTCAGCGCGGCATTCTCCGTCTCCAGGGCATTGATCCGCTGCTGCAGACCATCCACCTTGGCGGCTTCGTTGGACATGGTGTTGACCTTTGCGATGATTGCATCTTCGCTCAGGTCCTTGAACTGGGCAAGGCCCTTGATCTTGTCGATGAATTCCATATTCTGTTTTTTTGGTGATTGTGCTTTGTTTACGAACTGGTAAACCTGTTCATTGGTGGGAGTGGAGCCCAGAGCCTCAGCTGCACCGGCAAGGTCGTAAATCTCATCGCACAGGCCGATGCGTGCCGCCTCATCAGCGGTGAACCAGTGGTCCTTACCGTCAAAGTAGGTGGTTTTCACCTCTTCCGATGTCATGCCGCACTTCCGGCTGATCATGTCTGCCAGGGTGCCTTCCAGCCCGTCAATGAGGTCTGCGCACTCGCGCATGTCACGGGAGCCGCCCTTGCAGGATCCGGAGACCGCGTGCAGCATAAGGCGGGAATAGCGTGACATGTGGAGCGGCTTGCCGCACAGGGCGATGACTCCTGCGATGGAGGCGGCCAGCCCGTCCACGTAGATGTTCACGTTGGACTTGCTGTCCTTGATGGCGTTGAAAATAGCAATGCCGGCGAATACCTCACCGCCGTTGGAGTTGATATGTACGTCGATAAACGGATATTCCTGGGCAAGATAGGCCATCTCAGAAGCAATGCGCTCTGCATTGACGCCTTCATCTCCGCCGATGTCTCCATACAGCATGAGGGAGACGCGGCCGTTACCGGTCGGAACTATGTTAAAAAATTTTCCAATGGCCATACGCAATCGCGTTTAATTAAAAACTTTCGGCGCAAATATGGCTTCTATCATAATAATTTGCAATTCCAAGAATTATTTAATTAAAATATTTTACTATTGCAATCCGTGAAATTGAATTGCTTTATATTGAAAGTTGCAAATTAGGCAAGCAGAAGCCATTTTTGCGAAAAAGTTTTTACCGTATGGCAAACAAGCTTAAAAATACCCAGAAGAAATCCATTGCACGGGAACTCTACCTGCACGGTGACTTCACCTTTGAAGAGATTGCCGCAAAGGTGGATGCTGCCCGGCAAACTATTTCCCGCTGGGCAAAAGAGGACAACTGGCCGGACCTCAAGGCTTCCATGACCGTAGGCAAGGAGTACACGTTGAAAAGCATGTACGCGCATGTGCAGCGCATCAACGAAGCCATCCAGCAGAGGGCAGAAGAAGAGCGCATTCCCACGCCCAAAGAGGCCGACATCCTTGCAAAGCTGGCATCCGCTATCGACAAGATCGAGACGGAGACCGGCCTTCATGAGCTGGTGAACGCCGGCATGGCCTTCATCACCTGGCTGCGCACCGTCGATGCGGACAAGGCCGTGGAATTCGCAAACCTTTGGGACGCCTTCCTGAAAGAAAAGTTCTAGCCTATGAAGGAAGTAGACAAGAAAGCCAGGCTTGCGTGGGAGCAATTTATTACCGACATAAAGAAATCCACGCCAACAGAGAAGCTGACAACGGCTGAAAAGGAGAAAAAGAAAGCCTACCTGGAGAAACACCCCCTGGAGTGGATGAAGTATTTCTTCCCTAATTATGCGCTGTGTCCGTTCGCCCCCTTCCAGAAGGAGGCCATCAACCGTATCTGTCGCAATGACGAGTGGTTTGAGGTGTGGAGCTGGGCGCGTGAGCTCGCCAAGTCCGTCACGGCCATGATGCTGGAACTCTTCCTAATGCTCACCGGCCACAAGCGCTACCTTATCATGGTAAGCGCGACGCAAGACGCAGCTATCCGCCTTCTTTCCCCCTACCGGGCAAACCTGGAGGCGAACGGCCGTCTTATCGACTTCTACGGTGAACAGGTCTCCATCGGCAAATGGGAAGAGGGGCACTTTATCACGCGAAGCAACCTTACCTTCTTGGCGGTGGGCTACGGCAATGCACCCCGTGGTACAAGAAACGAGTCCGTGCGTCCGGACATCATCGACATCGACGACTACGACACTGACAAGGATTGCCGCAATCCGGTCATCCTGGACAAGAAGACGGAATTCATCGAACGGGCGGTCATTCCTACCCGGTCCGTCAGCACGCCCACGCTCATTCTGGCAAAAGGCAACCTCATCGCCAAAGACACCGTCATTGCACGCCTTGGAGCGAAGGCAGACAAGCACATGGTTATCAACATTGTCGATAAGCACGGGAAAAGCAGCTGGCCGGAAAAGAACACGCAGGAGCACATCGAGCGCGTGAAGGCGCAGATCTCCACGGCAGCCTTCCAGGCGGAGTACATGAACAACCCCATCCACGAAGGAAAGGTCTTCAAGAACCTGCCGCTGGGGAAGGTGCCTGCCCTGTCAAAGTTCAAGTTCCTGGTATGCTATGGTGACCCTTCCACCTCCAACAACGGCAAGAACGGAAGCTCCACGAAGGCCGTCTGCCTCATGGGCAAGATTGGCACAAAGTTCTACATCCTGAAGGCGTTTGTTGACCGCCCGTCCAACGCGGTCTTCATCGACTGGTACTACCAGTGCAAGGAATGGGTGGCAGGCCGTGTGCCGGTCTTCTACATGGTGGAAAACAACTCCCTGCAGGACCCGTTCTATGAGCAGGTCTTCCAGCCGCTCATCCGCGAAGAGAACCAGCGCCGTGGGGACAGCCTTTTCATCACCGGCGACGCCCGGCCCAAGACGGACAAGGCTGCACGTATTGAGGCAAACCTGGAACCCATCGACCGGAACGGTGCGTGGGTGTTCAATGAGGATGAGGCAGACAACCCGCACATGAAAGAGCTGCTGGATCAGTTCAAGCTCTTTGAAATGACGTTGCCGTACCCGGCCGACGGACCGGACTGCGTTGAAGGCGCAGTCGCTGAAATAAACCGCCGCACCATCATGGAGGGAAGCACCATCGACGTCATCAGTCGCTCCGACCTCATCGACAAATCACAACGCATGTAGGCATTCAAACGACAATTAAACACTATTTATATGAGTCAATTCATCACACTGGAAGACTACGATGCCAGCATCCACCGGGAGATCCTGGACGCGCTGCTGCGTCACGACAGTCCCACCGAGGACTCCGCCATCATAGAAATATGCGAGGACCGGGCCATCGAAGAGATGACGTCCTACCTAAACAAGTTCTATGACACGGACGCCATCTTCAGCGCCACAGGGGCAGACCGCAATCAGCTGGTGCTCATGATGGCGCTGGACATTGCCATCTACCATATCTTCTGCCAGCACAACCCGTACAAAATCTCAGACGTGCGCAAGGCACGCTACGACAGGGCCGTAGAATGGCTGAAGGCCGTTGCTGCCGGTAAGGTAACCATCGCCAATGCGCCCCGGCTTCCGGAAGAGACGCAGGCAAAGAACTCCCCCTGGCAGCTGGAGTCAGAGTTGCTGAGACCCACTCATATTTAATCTGTTGTTAATTATGGAAGAAACGAAAAGACGCGGCCGTCCTGTGGCCAAAAAGAATATCATTTCCGCCGGTGCCAGCGACATCCTGCCGGGCCAGCAGAACCCCACTATCATCCTGCAAAGTCCGGAGCTGTTCCACTTCGACATTGCCCGATACATGGCCAGCCTCCAGAGCGCATCGGCCATTGACTTCTACAACCGCACGCAGCTCTACGACATCTACAACTCCATCATCATGACGGATGGTCACCTGGCCGGCATCATCGACAAGCGCCTGAGCGCGGTTGCCCGTGAACGCTTTGTCTTCCAACGGGACGGAAAGCCGGTGGATGAGGTAAACGCGCAGATCCGGAGTCCATGGTTCCGTAAGTTCGTAAAGGACGCTGTTGCTTCCAAGCTGTGGGGCTTCACCCTGTGCCAGTTCCACCGCGATGAGCGCGGCTGGATCACCTACGACCTCATCGACCGCAAGCACTTCGATGCAGTCAAACGGGAGGTGCTGCTGTATGAGACGGACGTGACCGGCGTTCCGCTGGACGCTTTCGCCAATTGCCTTGTCATCTGCGACGACCCGCGCGGCCTGGGCAAGCTGGCCACCTGTGCGCCGTACGCGCTCTATAAGAGAGGCAACTTGGGAGACTGGGCGCAGTTCTGCCAGATCTTTGGCATGCCCATCCGTGAGTACACCTATGCCGCCGGTGACGAAGAGGCACGGGCACGCCTGCTGAACGATGCCCGTAAGCAGGGCGCAAACGCCGTCTACATCCACCCGGAGGGCTCTTCCATGACATTGCACGAAGCACAGGGAAAGAGCGGCACAAACGACCTTTATGAGCGTTTCCAGGCCAACTGCAATGATGAGATGTCCATTGCCATCCTGGGCAATACCCTCACCACCAAATCCAGCGAAAACGGGACGCAGGCCCTGGGCACCGTGCAGGCAAAGGAAGAGATGAAAATCACGGAGGATGACGTGCAGTTTATCCTGGACCTGCTGAACTACGACATGACGGAAATCTTCTCCGCCCTGGGCGTCAATACCCAGAACGGTGAGTTTGTCCGCGTGCAGGAAAAGCCTGTTGACAAGCAGGTGCAAATCAACGTAGTGTCCAAGCTCAAGGAGATGGGCCTTCCTATGGACGATGACTACCTGTACAAGGCCTTCGATGTGGAAAAGCCGGATGATTACGACGCAAAGAAGGCTGAACTAATTGCGCAGCAGGAGGCCCAGGCCGAAAGGGCACGGCAGCTGGCAGAACAGCTGCAGCGTCCAACCAACGAAGAAAGCGCACGGTTCTTTGACCGCTTCCGCCGTTTTTTCGGTCTAGCCCCGCAGGGCGGGGCAAGCCAAGACGAACCTTTGCCCTTCTTCTAGACGGTCAGTACCAGTGCAGCTGCCCGGTGTGCAGCACCGGCGCCGGCACGGGCTTCAGGAATGCCTCTGACGAGCTGGCCGTAACCTTTGACCCCAAGGCCCTGGAGAGAGGGCTGCGTGCCATCTTCAACCGCAAGATAAACGTGACAACAGAGATCGAGCGGAACATCTTTGAAGAGACGCTGCGCCTGTTCAACCTGGCCACAGCAAAAGGCCTGGCCGAAAGCGTTGACCCGGAAGTCATCACGGACCGCTTCCTGTACGAGCTGCGCACCAATAACGCAGTCTTTTCCGCCTTCAAGACTCACCGCATGCAGAATGACATCGCGGCGCAGCTCATTGACCCGGTGAGCGGCCAACTCAAGAGCTTTGACCGCTGGAAGCTGGACATCAAGGGAATGACGGACCACTACGTGCACAGCTGGCTGCAGACGGAGTACGACACAGCCGTGCTGCGTGCTCACCAGGCAGCCGACTGGAAGCACTTCATTGATGAGGCCGATGTTTTCCCCAATGTGCGGTGGATGCCCACCACCTCCATTGTGCCGGACCCGCTGCATGAGAGGTATTGGACCATGAAACTCACGCTGCCGGTGAATCACCCATTCTGGCAGGAGCACCGTCCAGGTGACCGCTGGAACTGCAAATGCTCCCTGCAGCAGACCGATGAGCCGGTGAACGCAGAAGCACTGGAAGGCTACACACCGCCGCTGCCGATGCCCGGCCTGGACAACAATCCCGCCAATGACGGCAAGCTGTTCAGCGACACACACCCATACTACACCGAGGCCTATCCGGGCGCCCAGCAGGCAGTGGATACCTTCCTCAAGAAGCGCAGCCCTTCCAGCATACGCAGAACGGAGGAAGATAAGAAGAGGATCCTGGAGGCCTGGGAGCAGCGTACAAA